TGCCAAGCTCAACACCCACAGCGTGTGTGTTCATCTGGTCAGCTGGCACTGTCATGCGTGAGAAGGTCTGAGCCTTGCCCTTGCCATTGGTATTAGTGGCCCCAGCTGCAAGCACCCAGACAGTGCCATCACGTTGAATGTAGAGATTGGCCAGTGGTGCATCTTCATCACCCACAGCGCAATAATCAGCATCCTTCTGACCATCCCATGAGGCTGGGCTAGCTGTGTGGTGCCACATCACGCACACTGGGCGTGGCGCTGTGAAACCCCCACTGCTTCTGGCTCTGGTTTCCCAGCCCTGATACTCAATGACATGCAAGCCCACGCTTCTCAGCACTGGCGCAAGCCACGTGAGAAACACTGGCCCACTGGTGGGTGAGCCTTGGCGAGTCTTGAGCAGATGGTCTAGGGCGTCAAAGACATCATCTGGCGTGATATCGCCTATGCGCTCACGTATGTCATCACGCTTGGGCATGAACTGACTTGATGGCTGCTAGCCACTCACGTGCTTCATCAAGCAGTGGTGTTCCCAGGTCAACTGGGCCATCTCGCATGGCCACAATGCCAGCACCCACATAGGCTGGCGCTGGTGTGGCAGCTACGTGCGCCAGCATGATGCTGCGATGACTGACCACGCCATTGATGGTCTGAGGATTCTTGGACGCAAACGCAACGCTCAAGCCTCTGTAGGACTCTTTCAGCATGCTGCGCACCTTGCGCAAGTCATCGCAGTCAAACAGACGCATGATGGCATAAGCGCCATCCTCACGCTCTTCAATGCTGCGCATGTGGCCAATCTCACGCTCAAGCTTGCTCTCATCATGCCCAAGCAGATACTTGACCCAGCGCAAGTGAGTGCCACGCTTAGCCTCTTGCTCCAAGCGTGCGCAACAGCCAGGCAGGAACTGCTCACGGTACTTGACCAGTTGGCCAGTGACTTCATCACGCTCAATGATCGTGGCCACTTCATCAAATGGGATGATGCGCCCTTCAACAGTGCGCCCATCCTCATCATCATCACGCCAGTGCCACTCAGTTGATAGCTGCGCTACTAGCTCTGACATCACACCACCACTTCTGATAGCTCTTGGTCTAGATCAATGGGCGCATTGGGCAACCTACGCTCAAGCATGCGAATCTCATCCACTGTGATGGCTCTGTTGCCCTTCTCGTCCACAATGCTGAACAGAGTCTGAGCAGTCTGGGCACGTGACAATGGGTCAGCCTGAACGTATTCATCACGATCAAACTCCATGCGTTGCCCACGTGGCAACGCCCACCAGCTAATGGCGCTGGCAACGCTCTTGGCCATGGTTCGCAACGTGCTGCGCCAGTGGAAGTCAAACAGGCTCTGCCCATTGGTGTAAGTCAGGCCTTCTGGCTGTGGCAGACCCACCAGGAAGGGTGGCACGCCGAAAGCAGAAGCAATGCGAGTCTCATCGAATATGCGCGAGTCCAAGAGCGCCATATCACGTGGGTTAAGCGTCAACATCTCAAGTTCCACACCACCTGAGAGCACAGCTGGTGCGCCATTGCGACCCTTGGAAGCAGTGACCCACGCTCTCTGCAAGTCAGTGGCTTCAGTGCCATTCAGCTTGCGTGCAGACTTGATGATGCCCCAGGGAATGCCACCATTGGTTGCCAGATTGGCGCTCATGCGCTCCATGGCAGCTGCGCCCATGACATTGGTGGCTGACCACGCCAGTGGCCCTATGCCACGCAGGTTGCCAGGGATGCTCTGGTACTTCACATGGCAAATGTCAGCACGCTCAAGCGTTTGACCACTCAGCGAATACTCAACCACGCCATCAGCCCACTCAACATTGACCCACGCTGGATTGAGCACCACCCAGCGAGCAACTGAGCCATTGGCATAACGCCCAACACACCACAGAATCACTTCACCATGAAGCTGGTAGCTGTTGAATATCTGTTTCGCTGCTTCAGTCCAGTCTGAGTAAGTGTCTGGCTCTGGATTGTTGGACCAATCAGGTAGAGCAATCATCTTCAGACCACGCATGCCATACGTAGGGAAGCTGGCCAGCTGGCGTGTGTTCAGATCAACGCACGTCCACAGCGTTGATACCAATGATGTTGAGACTGCGCCATTCCAGAGTGGTGTGTCCCACTCAACTGGCCAGCCTTGCCACGCTTGGACATCCATGCCAGCTGGGTACATGACATGAGTGTCACCAAAGCCAGCTGGCACGTTGGGGCCAACTGAGCCAATGGGCGCATTGGCATTGGGTGGATTCTCACGCTGTCTGTGATGAATCAGCACTAACCCAGAGTCGCTGACAGTCTCGCTCACGTCATCCAATGGTGGCATGGTTTACAGCAGATGTCCACTGATGGCACAGTGGTGCTATGTATACAGCGAGCGTGAAACGTCAGCGCAGGGCTGCATATCAACTGCCCAGCTTCAAGCGTGCCAAGCAGTTGCTACGTGAAGAGTGGCATACGTGCTGGGTCACTGACGCCAATGGCAAGTGTGCCAATCGTGGCACCATCCCAGACCACTACCCACCCTTGAGCACTGTGGCTGACCCACGTGAATGGCATGGCGTGCTACTGCCCATGTGTGACTATCACTCACGCAAGCAGTCAGGAACCATGCGCCATGGCAGACCTGTCTCAATCCCACCTGCCACTAGGGCGTGGTGAGCAAATGGCCGGCGCACCTGTGACCCCTCATTTAGTGCCACCACGCTTAGGCACTGCCCGCACTCAGCAGCGTGAATCACTGGGCTGGGTGGTGGCTGACGTAGCTGAGCAAATGGGTTACAACTTCCACCCATGGCAGACGCACCTCTCTGATGTCAGCATGGAAGTGATAGAGCGTGCTGAGAGCGCTGGCAGGCAATCTGCACGCAGACTGAATGCCCAATACGTGGGCGCAATGGTTGGGCGTCAGAGTGGTAAGACTGCCTGGTGTTGCTCACGTATCGTGGCTCAATGCCTGTTACCCAACTACATTGACTTGGCTGAGAGCATGGGCTTGGACTACATCCAAGCTCAGAATGTCGCATACACAGCGCAGACTAGGACAGCTGCTGTAGAGCGCTGGCATGAACACATCAGCATGATGGAAGCATGCCCAGCCATCAATGAAGAGATTCAAGTGATTAGGCATGCCACTGGGCGTGAAGTGGTGGTCTTTCACAATGGCAGCACCTACAGACCAGTGACGCCCAACAAAGTTAACCCACGTGGCTTGAGCCTTGATCTGGCTGTGGTTGATGAAGCGCTGGCCCACCCACTGTGGCTGCTTGGTGCGATCAGACCAGCCCAAGCGCAACGTGATGGCGCTGAGCGTTGTATTGGCGCTCAGTTTGTCGTGATCAGCAACGCTGGGGATGATGACTCAGAGCTACTGAATCGCATCCAAGAGCTTGGTGTTGAGTCGCTGTCAGACCCAGAGTCAAGACGTGTGTGGATGGAATGGAGCATCAGTGAGGATGATGAGCCATTTGATGAATCTGTCTGGTGGCGCACCATTCCCACACTGGGCCAGCCCAATGGCATCCCCATTGACTTCCTACGCTCTGAAGCTGAGACAATGCCTGAATCACAGTTTGTGCGTGAGTATCTGTGTAGGCGTGCGCAAGCATCCAGCAGCCAGATCATTCCAACAGAGCAATGGATGGCGTGCGCACGAAATGACATGTTCATTCCACATGATGGCATCACGCTTGGGCTTGACATCAGGATGGACAGGCAAGGGGCATCACTGGTGGCATGCGCCATGGTCAATGACTATCTGCCTGTTGAAGTCATTGAGTGCAAGCAAGGGCTTGACTGGGTGCTACAGCGCACGATTGAAGTGGCGCTGAACCATGGCGCAGTGGTTGCGATTGATGCCATTGGCCCAGCTGCAAACCTCATCCCATCACTGGCTGGTGCTGGTGTCATGCTTGAGATTCTGAACGCTCCACAAGTCACCAGCGCAGCAGCCAACTTCTATGACAATGTGCTCATCAAGAGGATTGCGCATCTCAATGACTATCGGCTCAATGATGCGATTGTTGGCGCATCACGTAGGGCTGTGGGTGAGCGCTGGGCGTTTGATCGTAAGGGCTTGCATGACATCAGCCCACTGGTGGCAGCATCATTTGCAGCGTGGGTGGCTGAGAATGGATCACTTGGCATGCCCACGATTCACACCTGATTGCAGCGATTGCCAGCGATACGCAATGGTTGGGGCTGAACCACAGCTGTCTGAGCATGAAGAGCACTGATTGCCATGGCTCAGCCCCAGGTGAGTGTTTAGCACGTCTGGCCCACTATTTGCAAGCATCTGCTTCCTGGTGACAATCAGCAC